ACATTTTGGCGAAGTTTGGCCAGGCAGATTCATATGCTTTGCAATAGGCATAGCAGCATATGCAGTTTTAACAAGCGTGTTTATGGGAGAGTCTATTAACATTAAGACCGCTACCTCACTATTATTATCATTATCAATAATTTCAATACAACTATTTTGGAAATAAACGCATACGGATTTTTTTATATCAAAAAAAATTCTTATATTTACATATCAATTAATAATTACTAAAGGAGAAATGACTATGGCACTAGATCTAGATGCAATAAGACGTAAGCTAAATAACTTACAATCACAAACAGGAAAACAAAACAACTTATGGAAGCCGGAACCAGGTAACAACGTGGTACGTATCGTCCCATATCAATTCAATAAAGAAAATCCATTTTTGGAAATGTACTTCCATTATGATTTAGGTAAGAAAAACTTCCTATCGCCAGTAACATATGGAGAGGCTGATCCAGTTGATGAATTTGCACAACAGCTAAGATCAACAGGAAAATCAGACGATTGGAAATTATCAAAGAAACTAACTCCAAAAATGAGAGTATATGTTCCAGTTATTGTACGCGGCCAAGAATCGGAAGGTGTTAAATTCTGGGGATTCGGAAAACAAGTTTACACCGAATTACTAGGATTCATTGCTGATCCAGATTACGGAGATATTACTGACCTTTCCGGTGGTAGAGATATTTCTGTTGATTATACTCCAGCTGAAAATGGGAATTTCCCAAAAACAGGAATTAGAGTTAAGCCTAATCAAACGCCTGCAACGTCTGACAAAAACATCGCAGACAAGATCATCACTGGTCAAAAAGACGTATATGATATCTTTAAGAAGCAATCATATGATGACCTAAAAGCAGCATTAGCTACTTGGTTAAATGGCGGTGAAGAAGGTTCACCTGAGACAGTAACTGAATCAAAGACTGTGGCAGCAGTAACAGACACAACGCAAACCGATAATATTGGCGCAGCATTTGATGACTTATTTGCATCTAAGTAGGACAATAGACTATGGCAAAGGATATTAACGCAAATCACGATGAATTAGCTGATGTATTGGCAGACTCACTAAACAAAAAATTCAAGGGAATGAAGGTTGCCTATTTTTTAGATGGATCTGAAGATACTCCAACTGATTTGACTGAATGGATATCGACTGGCTCATCTTTGTTAGACTTAACTATCGCAAATCGTCCAAATGGTGGATTGCCAGTTGGAAGGATAACCGAAATTACAGGTATGGAGGCCAGTGGTAAATCACTATTGGCCGCCCATGCTTTAGCAAATACTCAGAAAAAAGACGGATTAGCAGTATACATTGATACTGAAAATGCTATGGATGAGGTATTTCTACGTGCCATCGGTATAGATGTAGCCAAGATGCTATATGTACAGTTGGAAGCGGTTGAGGATATATTTGACGTAATTGAGAGTATTATAACAAAGGTAAAGGAATCTAGTAACAATAAACTAGTTACCATAGTAGTCGACTCTATTGCTGCAGCAACAACTAAGGTTGAACAAGCTGCAGATTATAGCAAAGACGGATGGGCTACCAGTAAAGCTATTGTACTGTCAAAGGCAATGCGGAAAATCACACAGATGATTGGTAGAGAACGAGTTTGTTTGATATTCACGAATCAATTACGTGAAAAACTAGGGGTAATGTTTGGTGACAAATATACAACCTCAGGTGGTAAAGCAATACAGTTCCATGCATCATGTAGATTACGTCTTAAGGCTGCAGGCCAAATTAAGGCTAAGATAATGGGCAAAGAACAGGTTATTGGAATAAAGACCAAATGTAAAGTGGTTAAGAATAGAATGGGACCACCATTACGAGAAGCTGAATTCAATATATACTTTGAATCAGGCATCGATGATACAGGCAGTTGGCTACAGGTCATGAAGGACTACGAGTTAGTTTCAATTGGTGGAGCTTGGTATACATATATCGACACACACACTGATGAGACAATTAAATTCCTATCAAAGGATTTTGAAACAAAGATACTTGGTGACCCGGCTAGAAAAGCTAGAATATACGATAAAATTTGTGAAACATTAATCATGTCATACAAGATTGACGATATCGGAATAGATGATATTACAATTGGAAACGATGACGTACCAATAGGATAAGGAAAAGCATATGTATTATTTTTCAAAAGTAAAATTCGCAATCGACACAGGTAAGGGTGTACGATATAAGCGTGAAACATATTTAATCGAAGCAGTATCTGTAACAGATGCAGAAGTAAAAACACATGAAGACTTTGCCGACTCAGGTATTGAATTCGAAGTTGAAGCAATTGTCAAATCGCCAGTTGTGAAAGTATTGTAACATTTATTTTTTTATGTCAAATATATTTCTTATATTTACATACATAAAACAATTAAGCAATAGCAAATATACACATGGAACAATTGAACTGTGCTACCGACGAATTAATACGTTGGAATTACAATTTCAAGCAATTGTTCCATGTTATATAAACAAATAAATAGGAGATACATATGAAACGATTAACAGTACATTTGGCAGAAGTCAAAAAAACAGATATTGACACTGGAAAAAAGGTACAGGACGACCAAACGAAAAAATGGTCTAATGTGACTAAGCGAAAGCTATTCAATACTATATCAGTAAATGGATTACGCACAACAGTTGAAGTAAACGCTGCATTATCTGAGATTAGAAAAACATATAAGATCGCTGTAGCCAAGGACGATTCAAGATCGAATTGGAGAATTGGTGAGGAAATGTATTATATATCGAATATAAACTAACGTATAGATTATCAATCATATGAATAAAGACTATTTAAAAATATTTGACAATCTAAGTGCAGACAATCGCGATAATAGCCATCAAAATGATAGGATATTATTGATAGATGGTCTGAATACATTTATACGAGCATTTGCAGTTAATCCCTCGCAAAATGAGGATGGAGTGCATATTGGTGGAATAACGGGTTTTCTACTGTCAATTGGGTTTGCAATTAAAAACATCAAACCAACAAGGGTTATAATCTGTTTCGACGGAAAAGGCGGATCAGTTAGAAGGCGTAAGCTCTACCCAGATTACAAGGCTAACAGACGAGTCAGACAGAAGTTAACCCGTTCTACATCATTATTAACTGTAGACGACGAACGTGTAGCAATGACACAGCAATTACATAGATTGGTTGAATACTTAGATATGTTACCTGTAACGGTCATGTCACCTGAAAACATTGAAGCAGATGATGCAATGGCATATATATCGCAACAAGTTTATCCAAAAAGCCAATGTGTCATAATGTCTACGGACAAGGATTTCCTTCAATTGGTAGATGATAGGGTACAAGTTTGGTCTCCAACAAAAAAGAAATTCTATTTCAAGGAAACCGTAACTGAAGAATATTCTGTACCCTTCCACAACTTCCTAATGTTTAGGGTTATGAAAGGTGATAGTTCAGACAATATCCCAGGAGTTCGGGGTACTGGCGTAAAGACCTTACAGAAACGATTACCAATATTGTTTAGTGACAAGGTTGTTGATGTTGATGCAATAGTTGATTATGCTGAAAATTCAAATGACAATACTAAACTATCACAGGCTTTGGCTGAAAGTAGAGAATTATTGGAAATGAACTTTAAGCTCATGCAACTAGCTGACGTTGATATTGACGGACAATCAAAGTCAATAATAATAAACACTGTAAAGGATCAAATCAGCAGATTAGATAAACCAACGTTTTTGTCTATGATGATGAGTGATAAATTGAATGTGTCTATTCGCAATCCTGATTTATGGATTAAAACGGTATTTGGATATTTGGATAATATGGCAGAAAAAGGAAGCGAAGATGAGCGATAAACTAAGTGACTTTGGATATATGTTCCAAATAAAGATCATCACATGCTTGTTTACGGACAAGAATTTTTTGCGTCAAATCATCGATATTCTTGAAGATGACTACTTTGAAAATGACGCAAATCAATTCATAGTCGATACAGTTAGAAAATACTTTATGAAATATAAAACTCAACCTACGGCGGAAGTCATGAAGGTTGAGTTATCTACTATAACAGATGATTTATTACGCACAAACGTGATATCGAATCTGAAGGAGTCGTTCAAATACACTGATTCACAGGATTTGACATTCATAAAGGAAAAAACAATTGACTTTTGTAAGAATCAAGAGCTAAAGAAGGCCATCCTAAATTCAGTTGAATTATTGAAACTGGGACAATTTGATGCAATAAAGGTTAGAATAGATCAAGCAATGACTGCCGGTGGTGATAGGAACCTTGGACATGAATACGTTGAAGAGGTTGACAATAGATATAATATGGCAGTAAGGCATGTATTCAAAACAGGCTGGGACGAGATTGATAATCTAATGGATGGTGGTTTAGGCCATGGCGAATTAGGCGTAGTTGTTGCACCAGCTGGTATTGGTAAATCATTCCTACTCGTTAACATTGGCGCAGCAGCCATAAAGGCGGGTTACAACGTATTGCATTACACACTAGAATTAAACGAAGCGTACGTTGGACTACGATATGATTCAGTATTAACCGGCATAGCGAATCAAGAGCTAAAGTATAATATAGCTGAAGTAAAGGAAACCGTTGAGAAGATACCTGGTAATCTTGTAATAAAGTACTATCCGACAAAGGGTGCGACTATAAATACTATAGCATCACACATAGAAAAATATAAAATGTTAGGTAAAAAACCTGATTTAGTTATAATTGATTACGCTGATTTATTGCGTGGAACTGGTGGAAAAGGCAAGGAATTGCGCCATGAACTAGGTAACATATATGAAGAAATGCGCGGTATGGCTGGAGAATTAGAGCTACCAGTATGGACAGCGTCACAGGCAAATAGATCCGCCTTAAATGAAGATGTTATTCAGGCAGATAAGATTGCAGAATCGTACTCTAAGATAATGACATCTGACTTTGTTATGTCATTAAGTCGAAAAATTGAAGACAAGTCAAATGGAACTGGTCGTATACATATCATAAAGAACAGATTTGGACCAGATGGTATAACTTTCCCAGCAAAAATCAATACAAACAATGGTAATTTTGACATATATGATCAGCATTCCATTCAGGGTAAGGGATTGCAGCAGGGTATGGATGACAGTGAGAATACAATTCGAAAAATGTTGAAACAAAAGATGACCGAGTTGAATGCCAATCCACCTAGCTAGATATTTATAGTTACCAAAAACAAAATGTTAATAATATATAAGGAATGAAGTTTATGGAAATTTCCAATAAAATTCTGTCAGATCTAACAGTACACATGAAATATGCAAAGTACTTGCCGGAATTAAGTCGTAGAGAAACCTGGAGTGAACTGGTTACGCGAAATATGAATATGCACAAGAAACGTTACCCAAAACTAACTGATCAAATCGATGAGAATTATAAATTCGTATTTGATAAAAAAGTGTTGCCTTCAATGAGAAGTCTACAGTTTGGTGGTAAACCAATTGAAATCTCGCCAAATAGATTATACAATTGCTCGTATTTACCAATTGATCATATTGATTCATTCAGTGAGACAATGTTTTTATTGTTATCTGGATGTGGTGTAGGATATAGTGTACAAAATCACCACGTATCAAACTTACCAAAAATAAACAAACCATATAACAAACGTGTTAGACGATTCCTAATTGGCGATTCAATCGAAGGTTGGTCTGATGCAATCAAATTGTTAATGAAATCTTACATGGGAAATAGACGAAGTTCTAGAATAGACTTCGATTTCTCTGATATTCGTCCAAAGGGTGCAATGTTGGTTACATCTGGTGGTAAAGCCCCAGGCCCACAACCATTAAAGGAATGTGTATTAAAGATAACTGGAATATTGGACACAAAAGCCGATGGCGACGGATTATCTCCAATTGAAGTACATGACATTGTATGTCACATTGCAGATGCAGTATTGGCTGGTGGAATTAGAAGAGCAGCACTAATCAGTCTATTTAGTGCACATGATGAAGATATGATTTCGTGTAAAGCTGGTGATTGGTGGGAAATGAATCCACAACGTGGTAGAGCAAATAACTCAGCTGTACTAATGCGACATAAGATAACAGAAAAGTTTTTCATGGACATATGGAAACGTGTTGAATTATCTGGTGCTGGTGAACCTGGAATATATCTAAATAATGACAAAGATTGGGGTACCAACCCATGCTGTGAAATAGCATTACGTCCATATCAATTCTGCAATTTATGTGAAGTTAACGTTAGTAACATTGAATCCCAGGATGATTTCGATGCTAGGGTAAAGGCTGCAACATTCATTGGAACATTGCAAGCTGGATATACTGACTTCCATTATCTTCGTGAAATTTGGAAGGAAACAACTGAACGTGACGCACTAGTTGGAATTTCTATGACTGGAATAGGTTCTGGAAAAGTATTAAATTATGACATGACATCAGCTGCAAAATTGGTTAAGTCTGAAAACAGTCGAATAGCTAAGGTAATTGGAATCAATCCAGCAGCCAGAACAACAACAGTGAAACCAGCTGGAACAACCAGTCTAGTACTGGGAACAAGTTCAGGTATACATGCATGGCATAATGATTATTATGTTAGAAGATTAAGAGTTGGAAAAAACGAATCAATATATTCATACTTACAAATATATCATCCTGAACTAATTGAAGATGATTTCTTTAGACCACATGATACAGCTGTTATATCTATTCCACAAAAAGCACCAGACGGATCGATACTTAGAACAGAATCTGCATTCGATTTACTTGAACGTGTAAAAAAGGTCGCATCAGAATGGGTTGCACCTGGACATAGAAACGGATCCAATTCGCACAATGTTTCAGCAACAATATCATTGAAAGATGACGAATGGGATGAAGCAGGAAAATGGATGTGGAAAAATAGACATTCATACAATGGACTATCTGTTTTACCATATAATGGAGGAACGTACGTACAGGCTCCGTTTGAAGACATAACAAAAGAAAAATATCATGAACTAGTTGCATCATTGCATACAATTGACCTAACAAAGGTTGTTGAATTATCTGATGAAACTGACTTAGGTGGAGAATTAGCTTGTGCCGGTGGTGCATGTGAAATAGGAGCATTATAATGGGACCAAATGAGACGGAAGAACAAGACAATTTTGATTCATGGTTAACCGATTTATCAGATAAAAAACAACCTGAGGCATGTTCAATTGACAATGATGATTGTGAAGCATGTGGAAGTTAATGAGACTAGACGACTGGATAACGAGACTATATTATGGATTTAATATCAACACACATTGTAAAAACATCTGATTTAGGTTTTCACGGTAACCTCTTCGGAGGAAAACTATTAGCATGGATCGATGCAGCAGGAGCAGGGTTCGCAGCGCAAGTTTGCGACACTCCTCGAGTTGTAACAGTGTTAATAGACAAATGTGAATTTGTACGGCCTGCTAGACAGGGACAGTTACTGAAAATATATGCTTGTGTAAACAAAATAGGCAATTCATCAGTAACACTAACATTGGAAGCAAGAGCACACAATGTATATACTGGTCAGCAGCATACAATATTGGCAACAAATATAAAATTTGTAAGAATAGACGATCAAGGAAATGCGGTACCAATATCAGATAGGGTACGACAGAAATTTAGTAAAGAATAATTTTCCCATGTCAATTTTTTTTATTATATTTACTTTAAATAAAAGGTTATACACATATGAATAGATTCAATAGTCTACATGATTTGTTTTTTGACAAATTGTACGAAATCTCTGAATACGGATCAGAGATACATAGTAATGGTAGCACACAGACTGAACTTTTGTTTCAGTCTTTTGTGTTAAATGATCCAACTCGATTATCAATTGATTTTCCATCTAGAAAATTCAACGAAAACTATTCAGTTATGGAGTTCTTGTGGTATTTGTCGCAGAATAAGCGTACTAATAATATTGGTAAGCATGCTGGAATTTGGCTGAAGATCAAGGATAATCAAGATGAAGTTGAATCAAACTATGGCACGTATATATTGGGCGAACAATGGGACTGGATAAAATCAGAATTCAATCGAGACATTGATTCCAGACGATGCACTATTGTAATACATCAGCCGCATCATAAGACAAAAAACAAACAGGATCTTCCATGCACACAATATTTGCAATTCTTTATTCGAAATAATGAATTGCATTTGGGTGTAAATATGCGATCAAACGATGTTATATTTGGATTATGCAATGATGTATACACATTTGCGCTGTTTCAACAACTGATGTTAAATGATCTTCGTGAAATATATCCTGATTTAGAGCTTGGGTCATATTACCATTATGCAGGAAGTCTACATTTGTATGAAGCGCACTACGACATGCGAGACAAGATCTACCATGACAATGTAGACGCATCAACCAAATCAAGTATATTGCATAGACATATTACAACTGATTATATTATTGATAATAAATTGTATATGCCAGTAGATGATATGACAAAGGATGAGATCTTAACATTCACCAAAGAAACAGCAAAAAAACTATTTATATGAAAACAAAATCAATCTTAGCACAA